GCCGGCCGCACCGTTGGTCACCTGCCCGCCGCGCCGGGCGCCAGTTTCAGCTTTGACGATCTGCAAATCACCATCCCCAGCAAGGAAGCAAGACCATGATCCCCGCCTCCACCGTGATCCACGCCGAGCCGCCGCACCCATGCGTGGGCTGCCGACACCTCGCCCAAGAGCGCAGCAAGCCCAGCGGATATGACCGCAATCACCCGCTCCGCTGGTGCCTGCTCCACGTCACCCACTTCGCGCGCTGCGGGCTCTACGAAAAGCCGCCCGCCGGCAATCCCTCCCACCTCTCCAGCCTCATGACCCGATAGGCCAGCCATGACCACGATATCCGTGCGCCTCGAAGGCTTTTCCGCCCTGGCCGCCAGCCTCGGCGAGCAGGCCAGACAAATCCCCTTCGCCGCCTCGCAAGCGCTCAACGCCACTGCCCGCACCATCCGCGCCGCCACGCTGGCGGAGATGGCCGCCAACTTCGACCGCCCGACGCCGCTGGTGATGAAAAGCCTGTTCATCGCCCCGGCAACGAAGGCTAAACTGCAAGCCGCCGTCTACCTCAAGGATCGCGAGATCGGCGGCAAGAACAGCCGATCCATGGCCGAAATCCTCGGGCACCAGTTCGCCGGCGGAACGCGCCTGCGCAAGCGCATGGAGACCGCATTCACCGAGGCCGGCCTGATCAGCCTCGGCGAGTACCTGGTGCCCGGCCCGGATGCCAAGCTTGACCAGTACGGCAACCTGTCGCGCGGCCAGACGCAGCAGATTTACGCCGCCCTGCGCCTCTTCCGCGACCCCTACCAGAACGCCACGCAGAGCGCGCGCAGCCAGCGCCACGCCAAGGCCGCCGGGCGCATTTTCTGGTCAGACGGCAAAGGCGCCAACAAGCGCCGGCGCGGCCTGTGGGCCACCGACGCGCGCGGCTTTCCCAAGCTCCTGATGCTGGTCATTCCGACGCCGGTCTATCAGCGGCGAATCGACATGGATCGCCAGTCCGCGACGATCGTCGCCAGCGACTTCAGCGCCCACTTCGACTCCGCGCTGAAGAAGGCGATGGCGACGGCTCGCTGAAATCCGAAGGTGGACATTGAATGAGTTGGAGCTATTTGCCGGAGGAGGGGGCGGAATCTACGGAAGCCTGCTGCTCGGACACACTACCGTCTGCGCTGTGGAAATCCTTGACTACAACCGCCGCGTGCTGCTGCAACGACAGCGCGACGGAGTCTTCCCACGATTTCCGATCTGGGACGACGTGCGCACATTCGACGGCCGGCCATGGCGCGGACGTGTCGAAATCGTGTCCGGCGGATTTCCGTGCACAGACATTTCACTGGCCGGGAAGGGCGCAGGGATTGATGGCGAGCACAGCGGACTGTGGAGAGAAATGGCGCGCATCGTTCGCGAGGTTCGACCGAGATACGTCTTCGTGGAGAACAGCCCAGCGCTCATTACTCGGGGACTCGGAAAGGTGCTCGGTGATCTGGCCGCGCTCGGGTATGACTGTCGGTGGACATGCCTATCCGCTGCCGACTGCGGGGCTCCGCACAAGCGGGACAGAATCTGGATTCTTGCCTACACCTACGAAAACGGACGCGAACGGACGGACGTACCACTACGGCAGAGGCCGCAAGGAGAACGCCACTCCGTCGCTGGTGGGTGTTGTGAAACTGCTCCCGACGTCTGTGGCCACAGACTGGAAGGGGCAATACACCTGGGAGACAGTCAAGCGACGCATGGCGATGACTCAGGGAGTGAGGTTGCCACAAGAGTTAGTGCGAATGGCTGGCAAGGCGATCACCCCGAACCCGGACTTTTGGGAGTGGATGATGGGCTGGCCAATTGGAAGCAGCGCATTGCAGCCGTTGGAAATGGCCAGGTTCCAAGAGTTCGTGCAGCAGCATGGCGGATTCTGACCGCTGGCGCGCATTGAAATGACCACCGCCACCCTCACCGAACTCCAGACCGAGCGCGCGCGCCTCAAGGCGCTCGACGCTCGACGGGAGCTTGACGAGGCCACGGCACAGACGCGGCGCGCGGATGATCTGCTGCGCGCGGCGCTTGCCGTGCGGGCCCTGCTGGCGGATGTCCTGCGCACGGTGCCGGCGCGCCTCGCTCAGGCGATCGAAGGCGAGCAGGACGAGACCCGGGTGCACTACCTACTGTCGGACGCCGTGCATACCCTGCTCGACGACATCGGCCGGCGCGCTGAAGCGGCGAGCAGCGCGCTACCCGAGTTCGGCGCGCGCTTTCGCCGTGGCGCCCGGCCGCGCTCGCTGCAGACCGTCTCCCAGTGGGCGGACAAGCAGCGCTGGCTGATCGCCGGCACCAATGCGCCAGGCAAATGGCGGACCGACCTCACCCCCTACTTGCGCGACATTCAGGACGACCTATCCGAGCACTCCCCGGTGCGCACCGTCGTGTTCATCAAGTCATCCGGCGTCGGCGGTACTGAGGCCATGTTCAACTGGCTCGGCTACTGCATGCACCACCTGGGCAACCGCGACATGCTGGTCGTCGTGCCGTCGCTCGAACTGCGCGACCGCTCATTCAATCCGCGCCTGTCTAAGATGATCGGCGAGAATCCTCCGCTCGCCGACCTGGTCAGCCGGGCCTCGCGCAGCAGCGCCAACCGCGCCGACATCCTCGAGTACGGCGCCAACGCCAGGATCATCAAGGCAGGAGCCAACAGCGCCGACTCGCTGCGCTCCGACCACCTGCCGTACGTGATCTGCGACGAGGTGGACGCGTACAAGTGGGACGTCGGCGGGGAGGGCGACCCGATGACGCTGATCGAGAACCGCCAGCGCACCTTCTCGCGCGCAAAGACCTTTCTCGTCTCGACGCCCACCAATGCCGACGAGAGTCGCATCGACCAGGCTTATCAGCGCAGCGACCGCCGGCGGTATCACGTGCCGTGCCCGCACTGCGGCGACTTCCATCACCTCAAATTCAGCAATCTCAAGTACCGCACCGAGGTGGCCGAGTCGCCCACGCCTGGCGCCGCTGAAGCCAAGGTCGTCGTCGACGCCTGGTACGTCTGCGAATCCTGCGGAGCCGAGATCCTTGAAGGCGAAAAGCCGACCCTTCTCGCCCGCGGCCGGTGGATCGCCGAGCGCCCGCGCGTCAAGCTGGTGCGGGGCTATCACATCAGCTCGCTCTATGCTCCGATCGGCCTCGGGCTGGGCTGGCGCCAGATAGCGCAAAAGTGGGTGGACGTGCAGGGCGACACCGCCGCGCTGAAGGCTTTCGTGAACACGTACCTTGGCGAGGTCTGGCGCGAAGAAGGCGATGGCGCCGACGCCGCCAGCGTACTCGCTCGCGTCGAGCCCTACACCCTGGAAACGCTGCGCACCGCCCGCAAGGTCCGCCGACTTACCGCCGGCGTGGACGTCCAGAAGGATCGCCTGGAATGCTCGCTAGTTGCCTGGGGCAACGGCGAGGAGGGCTGGCTACTCGATCATCAGATATTCCCCGGCGACACGGCCACGCCCGGCCCGTGGGACGACCTTGACGAGTACCTGCGCGACGCGCGCGTCGCCATGGTGTGCGTCGACGCGGGCTACAACACGTCGATGGCCATGGCGTTTTGTGCTGGCAAGCGCTGGGCTTTGCCGACCAAGGGCGTCACCGGCATGGGCCGCCCATTGATCGAGGACGAGCGCCGCCGCAAGATGCGCCTGCGCGTGCGCCGCAAGAAGGGGCAGCCGATCGAGCCGCTCGGCGTCGATCAAGCCAAGTCGCTCATCTATGCGCGCCTCAAGCTGCCGACGCCTGGCCCTGGCTACCTGCACTTTCCGGCCGACCCGGCCTTCGACGACGAATACTTCGCGCAGCTCGCCGCCGAGCAGTTGGTCAAGCGCATCCGCGGCTCGCGCGTGTTCAGTGAGTGGAAGCAGATTCGACCACGGAACGAAGCGCTCGACTGCCTGATTCTCGCGCTTGCCGCGTGTCGGCTGGCCGGGCCGCTGGCCACCGGCCCCAGCACACCACCAGACAGCTCCACCGCCGGTCGCGCTGACGGCAAGGCGCAAGACGCGGACTTACCCTTGCCGAGCGACAGCAGCCATGTCGTCGCGGCTGCCGAGGCTTCGGCCTCCACCACCGCCGCCGACACCGCCGCCAAAGTCTTCGCCGCGATGATGGCCGCTCGCGCCGCAAAGTCCCGTGTCCGGCGATAGCCTGCGCGAAATCATCGAGACCGCCAGGCAAGCGCTGCCGGAGGTGCCCGCGGACGTGTGGGACCGCTTCGAGGCCGCTGTGCGCCGCGAGCACGGCGCCACGCGAATCTACATCGCCGCCCACACCAAGCGCCGACTGCTGCGCGAGATTGCCGCGCCGTCACCCGCGGAAGACAGCGAGGAGCTTGCCCGCCGGCTTGGCGTCAGCGTGCGGCGCGTTCAGCAACTGCGCCAGCTTTTGCGTTGACCAATCAAGGAGGTTTGACCATGCCCAAGACAACCGATGCCGACCCTGCCAGAATCAAGCGGCTGGCCGCCAAGCTCGCCACCATGGCGTTTGCGATGGAATCCGGAGGAGGCGAGGCCGCCACGCTGTTTCTCGCCGCCGAAACGCTCGACGCGCTCGACGACGATCTGCGCAAGGAACGCGAGACCACGATGTGGCTCGATAGCGCAATGCACGACATCGCCGTTCTCCTCGGCGGTGGCCAGGTGATCAGCCCGGACGATTGCGACGGCGACCCGATAGCGCTCGCGCGCAGCAAGGCTGGGTATGCGTGCCTGGCCGTGTCGCGCGTCAAGCGCGCGGGAGCCTGATGATGCCGGTGAGCTTTGAAACCATGAAGCGCCTCGCTCTGGAACAGCTTTCCGTCCTTGATTTCTTGCGGAGCCCGTGTCCGGTTGTCCGTGAAGATGACCGTTCGCAACGGCCAGGAGAAAGCAGTGCAACAGCGAGCGATCGGTGGAGACGGCAACAGGCAGTTCTTGCCGACGACCATTGTCGCCATGTTGCGCGCCTGGTCGTCGCACGAAACGCAGTGCGCAAGTCGGTAGACCTCGCGGACCTCCGCGCCGTTCTGCGCCTGTATTCCTTGGGAGGTGCGGACGACGTGTCCCATTCCTGCCGCCGTTTGCTCAAGCGAATTGACCGCCAGTAATCCGCCGGCGAAATTTCTTGCCTATTTTCACCGGCCAGGGTCAGCCACCATGCTGACCCATGACCCTGGCCATTCCCGACACCGAGCCGCTTTCGATCCGCGCCGGCGACTCCCTTACCTGGTCGCGCTCGCTCCCCGAGTATTCCGCCGCTGACGGCTGGACGCTCAAATACCGCATTCTCTGGACAACGGGCAGCAGCCCGGCCAGCTTCTCCGCCGCCGGCGTCGGCACACAGCACACGGTCACCCTCGCCGCCGTCACCACGGCCGCGTGGGCTGCCGGTCGCGCGACCATGGTTGTATTCGTCGAGCGAACCGTCGCCGGCCCGGCCACCGAACGCGTGTCGCTCGAAACCAAGACGATCGACATCGCGGCCAATCTCGCCACGGCGACCACCTTCGACGGCCGCACCGCCAACGCCAAGGCGCTCGACGACCTCAAGGCCGCCTTGGCCAGCTACTGCACCGCCGGGCAAGGACCGGTCGCCGAGTACCAGATCGGCGACCGCCGCATGAAATTTCGCAGCACCACC